TATACTTCAACGTCAAACCTAAACTCATTTTTATAAGTATCAATAATATCTAGTCCTATTTTCTTAGAATATGTCAAGTTTGAGAATGTGTTTCCGTATATTCCACCTAATCTACCCTTACCTGTTGAGTTCTTTCCAAAGTAATCGGTCATTCTATACTGAAATACCATATCTACTGAAATAGCATTTTGGCTTCCACCTTCTACTATTTTTTTACCATATTTCGTAGGACCATCTACTGATAAACTTTCTTGATTTATAGGTGAAAGATATAAGAAAGATCCACAAGAAAGACCTCCTAATAAATATTTGTCTTCCTCTGTAAATGAGTTTTTAATAGATTTTCTAGGTATAACTGTACCACTATCATCTTTAGGTCCTGATTCGCTACCATCTCTAAAAGTAATTGTAAGAGGTTGATATGCCGTTTGTAATTTGCCTCCTAGCTGATCGTTAGATCTTTTTACCGCATATTTTGGCATTGATACTGCACCTGTTGAAATAATTTCACCTAAACTCATTCCGGAATTTGATTCCTCACCATCTGGACCGGTACCTTGAACTAGTGGATGAAATTTTGATAAGAAAAGACCGCTATCATATTCAGATGCACCTAATTGTGAAATGGAAACTACATCAGGTGAATCACCAGTATTACCTAAACCATTAAATGTACCATTCCAAATAAAATCATCACTACCACCTAGATCACTAGACAAACCGGTATGAATAGCCGCGAAAGAAGCATCAGAGAAGTCTCTTAAGTGAGTTCTATTTGGAATCCCAATAGTACCAGATACCGCGTATGATAATCCATATTCGGCGGTTGTTACACCTGATAAATTTGCCTTTCTTGTTGCGTCTGTATCAGGATTTGTAGTTGAATATAAATTACCGTTATTTGCTAGATTTTTAAATCTAGAATAAATAAATTGACCATTTAACTGCGTAGATTGATCTGGAGAATCTGCAAAATGATTATATGAATTCGCATCTCCTGTTAAGTTTTGATAAACGACAGGTACTTGATCGTATCGTGCTTCTTGTGTATAATAAGAATCATTTGACACCATTGAATCAGGTGCCGCGTCAGAAGCTGGCTTTAGATTTCCTGTACCTAGGTCAATTATACCTAATCCAAATTCTTGTTCAGAAGTAGAAATATATGCAGGCTGTTTTAAGTCTCCTACTATTCTAGCACATAATTCAAGATCGGATGCCTTAGTATTATGTAATTCTATCTTAAAGTTTTTAGTTACTATATAGCCTTTAGTTTCTCCTGTAGGAGCATCATCTACATAATATCCTGCAAATATTTTAGCAGTAGAATTGTTTTTAACTAAAGTAACATCTCCGTCTTCATCTATAATTTTAACTTGTAATTCACCAACCGCTCCAGAAACCTGTGCCTGTAATCTTTCTAATTGATTTTGTAATTCTAATAGTTTATCATATACACTAATAGGTGTCTGTTCTCCTGTTAAAAATCCTGAAGCAACAGTATCAGCTTGGTGTGCGTAATAAGTATCTCCTGCAGTAAATCCATCGTCTAAGTGAGTAAATAAACCTTGAGACTCTAAATCATCGTTGATTTCTACCTTAACATTATCTAAATCGTTTTGATTAACTAATGTATTAGCTCCGTCTGTTGCTATTTCTCCTTCTGGGAATGGAATAGTAATTATCTCAGACCATTCTGATTCAACTGGTGTTTGTGGAAAACCAGCTTCAGAAACAGATTTTACCATTAATTCTATCTTTTCTCCAGGTTGAATTGGTAAATCAATTGAATTAAAATTAATAGCTTGTGAATCTTCTTCAGATTCTATAATCCATCTATAACCTCCATCGGCCTGCTTTTCTCTTTTTCTAATAGGTCCTTTAACTTCAACCCAATTTGAAAAAGCAGCAGTCTTTTTATTAAATTTAATTTGTTCTATTACAGAAGTTTTACCAGTCGCAGAAATGTATCTATATCTTGCTACGAACTGAACTACTTCTTGTGAAATTTCATCACCAACTTTTTTAGCGTCTGGAATAGACCAAAAACCTCTAACTCTATATTTTGGAGTTACCTTTGGTAATTCGTTAGATTCCGCAATAGCCTTTATTTCGCTAACGCTTGAAGAAAATACCTTTGTTTCTGCCTCTTTTTCTCTTACTAAAGAAACTAATTCATTCTTTTCCCTATTTCTTTCAATCTTAGAAGAAAACTTTTTAGTAGCAATTAATTTTCTCTTCTTTTTAATAGTAGTGTCTAATTTCTTAATTACTTCTTTGGCTTTTACTTTATCTGCCTTAATCTTCTTAACTTTTTCAACACTAGCATTATCTGTTAAATGCTTATTAATCTGAGTAACTTTAAAGTTATCTACTTCAACTTCTGGTGAATCTGGAATAAGACCTTCAGATGCTGGCGGAATATAATCTACTTTAAGAGCTTTGATAAATTGACCAAAGTCTGCAACTTCTTCTTTATAATATTTTGCAAGTGTAGTGACTATGCCATCCTCATTTTGAATAGTTAATTCATTAGAATAAAACGCAACACCTGGTGAAAAATCAGTAGCAGGTATTTTAGAAATAGGATCGATTGGTTTTACAAAGACAACTTGCCTTTCGTCAAACCCAACTTTAACGTCTATTGAAACTGATGCGTCAATATCTTTATAAATTCTTAATGCCTTTGCTCCTATTTTTATAGGTGCATATCCTTCCATTAATGATAATTCTACCTGAGAAGTAGAAGAGTCAATAGAAGAAACCCTATATCTAGTATTATATTCCTTTGTATTCACGACCAGTGAATCTCCTACTTTAAGAGATTCAGTGTCTTTCATCTCCTTATTAGAATCTGAATATGTTAATTTATTTAAAGTGTATACTTTAACTGTTTTAGTTTGAGTGATTCCATCTACTAATAGGGTTTTCTGTACATTTTCTACTTTTAATACATCTAATTCTCCATTATATTGGATAGATCTAATTGGCATATCAACCGTTTCCGCATCTATTCTATATTTTAATCCATCTTCTTTTATTTTAGAGATAAATTTAGAATAGTTTACATCGTTTTGACCTTTAAATATTTCATCAAAAGCCTCCGTAGAAGAAACATGATCTTTGTCAAAAATAAATCTTTCTGTATAAACTCTTTCAGTGTCTACTGGAATTTGACCCTTTACATCTAGATTAATAGTTAATAATGGGTTTAAAAAATCCTCAAAGAAATCATTTAATTTAGTGTTAAATTCTTTAGGGGTTGCTAAATTAGTAATAGGGGCTGAGGGGCCTTTTAACTTTGAAGTATGTATTCTTCTATAAGAACCATCCTTTAATCTTACATTAGCGCTTGATGTATCTAATCCACTTATAGACGTTAAATTCTTATCAATTCTTTCAATTTCTCTTTTCAAAAATCCAAACGCTGGAATTTGAATCGCTGTCATTTCTCCAGTGCGATTGTCAAATAAATCAATTGTAACTGTTTCTTTATCTGTAGAAATAGCCTCATTGATACGCTCAAAAGTTTCTAAAGAATTAGTGTTTAATTCAAGAAACTGTTCAAGTAGATGTGATATAGAATTGCTAGCGCTCATATTATCTTAAAATATCGTATTCAAACGTTTTATTTACTTCATCTATACAGATTATTTCTATGTATGGAATATCACTTATCAAAGATGATGATGGAATGGATAATTTTTGTGACCATCCATTATTCTTATCTGTCCATAGTGTAATAGAATTAGTTGATAGATTTTTAATTTTATTTTTAAAAGTTACTCTGACTACCTGTCCTTTTTTCCAAGAAGACACAGTATCGTCTAAGTATATATTTAGATTAGAATCAAAGTCCTCGTTTTGGTCTGTATAAATTCTAACTAAGTTATCAAAAGTTTTAAGTCTTTGCCAAACAGCTTTAGTTCCAGATTCAGAAGGTAAAAAAGGGCCATCTGAATTAAGCTCTCTTTCGTTAATAGAAGAGACAGTATCATAAACATACGACTGACTTAAATTATAACCAAAATTAGAATTATTTATTCTAACTTTACCGTTTCCTGTTTTATCAATGGACACTCCTGTGTTACCCGACTCTAATACGTCTGTGTTATATTGTATTTCCGCAGGAATTACACCAGATATCACCTGGTTTAACCTAGAATTAGTATTAGTTATTAAATCTAAAAGTGTTCTTTCATCTTGGAAATTTAATGTAGCATTTTCTAAATCTGCTTCTACCGAATCTAATCTAGTATTTAATCCTTGTAAACTTTCTGAGTTTAGTAAAAAGCTCTCTAGCATTTCTACCTTCTCTGCAATCGCATTATATCTTTTATTAGCGTCTCTTAATAGTTGTGCCGCATTTTCTAATGTAGACGTTGTATCTAGGAAAATATCCATAGAGAATGTTGAATAATCATTAACATTCTTTTCAACACCAACGTTGTCTAACGAAGAATTAAATTTTAAATTTAATTTGAGAGCAAATGCATTACCATTAAGACCTGTAACTTCGTTAGGTTTGTATTTTGTAAGCTCAGGAATATACCATCCATCGTTAGTCGTATCTTCTTTCCAATTATCTAATAATATTATACCGTATAAATTCGTTGCTTTATTTCCATTATTAGACTTAGAATATAAATCATAGTAAACTAGTATTGCATTGAATCTAAAATCTCCACCTCTTTGTGAATAATCTAATATAGTATTTAGCTTTGGATCATTAATTATTTTAGAATATGCACTTGCATTAAAATCAATTCCAAAACCAGGTATTTCATTAACATTCGTATTATATGTGCCATCGTCTTGATCGGTATATGTTTCAAGATTTAAATATGGATCAGGGTGTATATCATCTATAGATCTTCCAGATAAAGCTTCTCCTGGTGTAAATTTAATATTATTAGTATTGAAAGGAGAAGAAGTTAATAAAACCTCAGGGGTATATCCTACTGAAGAAGGAACGTTTACAAATATTTCATTGTATTGTTGACCTTTATAATTTTTATCATTGGTTACATCTATATTTCCAATATATTTGATGACTTTACTATATTCTGAACCTGATTGAAGAGAATCGTCTAATTCTATCATTCTAGAATATCCTGTAGAAACCTCTTGGGAAGTTGCGGTTCTAACTCTAAACGCGTTAATGTGATAAAGATATTTAAAAAATATTTTTTCTGCATCACTCTGAAATAATACGTCGTCAAAATCGTCATTGCTTTCAGGGTTTAAAAGCATATTCTCTAAATTCAAAGCATAGCTTTGAAAAGTTTGTGCAAAATGAACATTACCGTTTCCGTCATGTAAAGTATCATTGTAAGCACTGGCGCCTTCACCACCTCCACCTTCGAATAATCTGTTATATTCAATATAGTTAGGTCCAACATAATCAGGGTTATTCGGATCGCTTTGAATTGAATCTGCGTATACTGGCAAGTCTAATAGCGCAAATTTAGAAAATTCAAAATTAATATCTGGATTATAATAGGCGCGAGTAAGATCTCTTGCTGCGTTAGCAAAAGCATACATCGTACCGCCCTGTTCCTGTGGAATCCTTATTAGTGGTGTAGCCATCTAATTAAAACTTTTTATTTTATAATTAAGCAATTGTAGCGTTATAAGAACCTACAATATACCATTTTCCGTTGTTATCTCCCATTAAGCTAATACTACCACCTTGTAAAACGGTAATAGATGTTGCACCGTGAATTAATGCAGCTGTTAAGTCCATTGTAAACTCAACACTAGCGGCAATTGTTAATAATTGTCCACTAGTAGAAGCACCTAATGAAATAGGGTCAGAACCAGTGTACTCATATGCACCTAATGAAGGGGTTGCTGTGGGGAAATTAGCGGTATCTGCGAAAGAAACCTGTAAAGATTTTTCTAAAATAACGTTCTCTTTAAATGTGGATTCTACTCCTGATTCAAGAGAAGATCCTGTTACACTAAATGTAGATAAAGAACCGTTATTTAAAGAAAGAGTTCCCGCAGAAACAGCACCTGTTAAAGTTAACGTAGAGTTTGTCGTGTCTAGAACGTTTGCAATTAAACCTAATTCTTCATTTACATTATCAAAGTTATTATTGATAGTAAGTCTAGAAGAAGAAAGGCTATGCGTTCCTAAAATTGTTGTAATACTTGCCATTTTATTTAATTGTTAAGATGTTTTTTCTTGTTATGTTTTTATTTCCGTTAATATCAGTTAATTCTAGCTCAATACTATATTCTCCCTTCGTGTCAAATAAGTATGTCAGCCACTGATTATCATAATATATATCTTCTTTTTTTACACTATTATTTATCAATCTCCATTTCTGATTAATTACACCCGGCATTTTAGTTAAATCGTATGAAAACGTCATATGATTAAGAAGATTAATAGCACCGTGGTCATCAATAACGTAGGTATCGTTAAAGCTAGGGTTGTAAGTTTGATATTTAACAAAGCTGCTAGGGTCTATATTTCCCGTGGTTGTTGTCGCATTGTAAAAATCATACAATTGATTAGGTTGCTTAGAAACAACTAACATATAATTACATAGATCGGCGCCATCAAAGTTATTTATTATATTGCCATCTGTATCTTCATATACTGGGTTCCAATTAAACTTGGTAAAGATAGGCCATTGATTAGGATTTAAATTATTTAATTCTTCTTTCAGATTTTCCCATGCAGCAAAATCAGTGTTAGAGGTAGGATATGTAGAAATAGGAGAATATTCTTCAACTATTTCAAGACCTGTTAAATTGTCTATTTGCGAAACAGAAATAGTACCATTTATCGCTCCATTTATTTCTAATTTAAACGAAGAGTTTAAATCTGGACCTACTCTCGTTTGATCCCAACTAATAGAAGGTCCATCATTCCATACCTGCTTTCTAAGTTTTTTCCATTGATATGGTCCAGTTGTTTCATTAAATCCGGTAGGAGTATTTGAGTCTGCAAATCTTCTAACTATTGAAAACTCTTTTCCGTCTTCATCGCTATTTAGATAATTAGCCCTATCTAATGTTAAATAGTATGTTGCTATATTTTCTTCAACTGTGTTTAGGTTTTCTCTTCCCCATTCCCAAGAAGATCCGGCTTCATCCCATTGATATTTATAGTTAGACCAATCTAACTCAGGTGTTAGCCTTTGATATACTCCATATATTTCTACATTTTTAGATTTAACATTAATCTTTTCGTTATGACTAACACTTCTAAAGTTATATAAATCCCAAAACGCAACATCTATAGAATATTCACCAACGTATGGTAATATTAATGGTAAAGTATACCAGTCCTCAACCGGCCCTCTAACACTTTTAGAATATCCTCTAGGACCTTTGATAATCCATTCAATTTCATATACACTTCTTTTCCACCAATCATCCCATGTCAAAAAAGGATCTTGCAAAGTTGATTGTCCATTTGAATGTAAAACATTTGCGTCATCATCAGTATCATTAGCATCTATATAAGTAAAGTTTGCATCGTCCCATGTGTCTTTAAGAGAAGTTCCTGATAAAATTAAAGGAGCTCCTACAGGAATTCCGGCGATAGTATTATAAGAAGACATATCTTCATCATGCCATTCCGTGTAAAATGATCTAATAGAAGCTTCTATTTCGTTTCTAATAGATTTTGAAAAAGAAAATATATCATGACCTAGTCCTTCTAATCTATAATCAACTTTTCTTAAATCTTCTATATAAATAGATTTTACTTCAGGGAAAACTTCATAGTGGACATCTTGCCCTGCATTTTGAATTTTTATTTGGTGTTGATTGTTCCATGTTCTTTGACTGACGCTATCGAAATAATCTCCTTCAGCGGTAATATCGACTATCTTAGCATTAAGGGGTAAATACTCTCTTTGTAATTTACGCTTTAAAGCATATAATTTTATTAATATTTCATCAGGTGAAAAATCGGTTATTTCTTCTACCTCTGGTAAATCAAATTCATTTAACCTTCCAGTAGGAACATTTAACCTATACGCTAAAGAAAATCTAGAGGTTTTCTTTTGATTAGAATTAGGTAAATTAGTATTTCTGCTTTTCTTTGCTAGGAAACCTACTTCAGTTTGATTAGCAACAGGCACCACGATCATTTTTCCAAAACCTTCTGCCTTTTCGTTTATATTTAACCAATACTCTCTAAGGCTTACATTGCTATATCCGAAAAAATCTATTATTCCCAATAGGGCTTTATAAGTTCCTATGAATGGCTTTATAGTAGAAGCCTGTAATAAAAGCTCTTTTCTTTTTGCATTTAATAGTTTATAATCTACTCCTAAATCTTTAATGTCAGAATCTCTAAATATTAGATAATCCATTTCGTCAAGATTAAGGGCCATGTTTGTTAAAAGAGTTTTAAGCCTTTCGTCTTCTGCAACAACTTCACCGTATACTTTTATTTCGGCTATTTTAGTTTCTACTCCATCCTGGTCTGCGAATACTTCTAGCTTTCGTATATGAAATCCTTCAATTTCAGAACTTAAAGCTATATTAGCCAAACACGCAGTAGGGTGTAAAGCGGTTGCATTTAAAGGAACTACCTTAAATCCCTCAGAATCTAGCCCATTATAAAAAGAACTATCTCTCATTTCGCTAGTTTGAAAATTATCTACATTAACCTCATAATCTCCATTTTTCATAACACCACTGTATAGAAAAATATCCTTACTATCTCCATATTCGGAAACAAACTTAAATTTAATAGTATTATTATTAGCGTCTGCTGAAATAGGATGAACGAACCTTACGTTATCTAATTCATCCCTAACTTCTTCTAATACGTATAGATTTAAAGTCTCATAAAGGCCTGTTGATATTTCATTTAAAAAAACAGTACCTTTAGAATATCCTAGCGTACTATCGTATTCTAAATTTAATTCGTTAGAATTATTATCAAAAAATCTAAGATTTTGATATGACATTATTATCTAATTTTTTTATCGTCCTTTTTCATTGTGTATGACTTATAAATTTTTAAATAATTTACAGAATCAACCCAATCTGCTAATACCTCTTGAACGAAATTTACAAAATCATTCATTTGGTTATTTCTCCATATATGGCTAGATATAGAATTTTTTAACATGTTTTTTCTATAATCGTTTCCTAAATTTTTTCTATCATCAAAAACTGTTTCTCTAATAGAATAAATTCTTTTTTTTCTACTTTTAAAAAGACCGTTAAATAATTCCATTATATAGCTTTCCTATTTTTAGCTTGAACCTTCGCAAAGATTGTATTTTTAACAGCTGGTTCGTCAAAGTATATTGATAACGCGGCCTTTTCACCTGTTTTAACAGAATCATCTACCATTGATCCGTCCGAATCTAGCCATCCTCCTCTGAATAATGCTACCTCTTCTTTTTCTAAAATTATATCACCAAATGAATCTAAGTTAATTACATTTTCGGGTAAAGGAGCTCCAGGCTCAAAATTAACTTGAGAAGTAGTTACGTTTCTTTTAAAGAAAACCATTTTTTGTTTACCATTACCTATGTCTTTTAACACAGGTGTAGAAGGCGTAACAGTAACTGTCTCAGAAATATAATATCCTAGTCTTCTAGCTGTTTCTTCTTTTTCAGAAGTAAATTTTACGTTCACAGAATCTATTCCTTCTATTGCTTCTACTATGGCAACTATATCTGATTTTGGAAGGCGGTCTCTTCTAGTTATATTAATTAAATATTCTGCAACTTTAGATCTTATTTCAGTAGCAAGATTTGCTTTAGTATACCCTTCAAAATATCTTACTTTAATGTCCATTCTAAAAAATTGGGGTTTAGGATCCACGACCTTTACTTCTGTCGTTACCATCTGTCTTCCTGATTTTTCTAATAATCCTAAAATACCTTCTTTTTCTATTTCTGTAAAAAAGAATTCAGAAGTATCTAGAGAAAAATAGTCTTTATTATTTTGTAACTTTTTAAGAGTATTAGGTAACATAAATAGATAGATAACATTATCATCATCTAAATATCCATCGTCAGTTGTATTATATGCGTCTAAATATGAAAACATACCATATCTTGATAGAAAATGCTCATAGTTATCTGGTGTTGCTAATACAAATGAGTGTGATTGTAATGGAGCAATCAGCTTTGTTAATTCAATATCTTCAGGGTTTGCTCCCATTTTAGGAGCTACTGTAAATTCAGATTCTAATAGTTCATTTAAATCATGTGTATTTCCTAGTGAATCTGTTCCTTCTGTCTTAAATTTAAACGATAGGTCTGCTCTTCCGTTTAAATTACCCATAGCTCCTTCAATTTTTAAATATTCTACTTCTATTGTAGATCCCATTTCAGGAATTTCTCCAAAAGATCCATTTCCAAAATAAAGATCTAATCCTCCAGTTATACCCGTTCTTACGATATATCCTTGAGTATTTTTCTTCATGTCATATAGTGAATCGTATTTTGTCCAAAGTGCTGAGTTAACTTTTACCCTAACATCGCTATGATCTACCATTGATTTTGTAATTACGTTAAAAGATTGAAAAGATTCTCCAGTTGAAGTAAGCTTTTGTGTTTCATATTCACCCTGAACAACGGGAGCATATATGTAATTTGAATTTGATTTTTCTAATCTAAATTGATCGTTACTAGTTCTTAGAGTATATTTAAGACCGTTATCTTTACATTCTATAGTAGCATTTGCTGGAATATTTAATGCATCTCCAGTGATATCGTCTAGATTAGAAACGCCTAATCTAAGTTTTATTTCACCAACGGCGGCAGCTCCTCTAAATGCATCATGACCAGCCAACCTAGATATTCCATAAATGGATTCAGGGTTTTGTGCTGTTAATATGTTTTGCTCTACTGTAGAATCTTCAATATAGAAGAATATTAATCTTCCTATTTCTGAAATGACATCTAGAATCTGCGAAAAGGGAGAAGCTGTCGTAAAAGCACCTTGTACTTCCCCGTATATCCTACTAATATAGGATCTCACGTCTTCAATCATTTCACCAGCTTTAATTCTGGATGTCGATAAAAATTTATTATCTGCCATTTTTAATTTTAGTTTTATTATACATAAACACCTAGTTGATATCTATTATCAATTCTTATGTCTACAAACACCATGTGTCTATCAACTTCTTTTGTGAAATCGACATCTACTGTGACGTTAAATTTACTAGCTAAGGGAACATATTTATAAATTTGCTCAGCAACTACTTTTTTAAGTAAATAATCATTATAACTCAAAGAGTATACGTAATCTTCTAAATTTGCACCAAATTCAGGTTCACCTAAAACATCTCCTCTTCTTGTAAAAAGAACAGTTTCTATCTGTGTCATTAATCTAGCTAAATCAGAATTAATTTCTAACGTAGAAGGATTAAATCCGGGATCACCTTTTGCTTTTATATAAAACTCCATTTAACTATATATTCTATTACGAGTGCATCATCCAATCAGTGCCCTCATCTGTTTTTATTTCTTCAATTACAGCCTCTAGTTCTCCTTCACCTAGGCCTTGAATTGCATCGGCATTAACTTCAATATTTCCAGGTAATGCAAACCCAAATATACTTAGCTTTTGACCTAATGAAATTTTAATTTTTGCGGCGCAATATCTAAAAAAGGCCTCATCTTCAAAAAGTGCACATTCTGGAATAGTTTCATATACTTCCAATATAATGTCTCTATTGGGAGTTTCTCCTGTAAATTTAATTTCATGGGTTAATTGATTATAGTGATAACCTATTGGATTTTCTAAAATCTGTCTAGCTAAGTCAAAAAAGCTTTCATTAATTACATAATATTGTAAGTTTTCTGCAGCATCTACTACGCCATCTCCGCTAAACATACCAGTATACATCATTCTTTCGATCGCAAAATCACCTTGTGAAAATCTAATATCTGTTCCACCTGCATATTTAGATCCTGTTTCAAAACAGCCGTACACCGAATATACTTCTCCGCCTCCTGTTGTTGGGTCCATTGTAGGAAGAGTAAATGTTCTTTTATTTTTAAAGTATGTCGTATTAAATAATTCCTTAGGAAGAACCATAAAGTTTTCCTTCATAGAATATTCATAGTTTTTATAAAACCATTTCTTTGCTCTTTTAACAATATTTTGAACTTCTGATTTTGGAAGATTCATAGGAATCATACAAGACCCTGTTACTTCTGATGCTAATTCATTTACAAAATTATTAAAACACTCCGTATCCCATGAAGGTGGAGTCGTTAAATCAGATTGATTACCTATTATATTATCGCTCATTTTATTTTAATTATTTTTAAACTTCTGTATAAAGTATTTTTTCTGTTTCAGTGCTAAACTGTGCCGTTTTCTTATCGTATTTTCCATCTCTAAATATACCACCTTCCATTTTACCTTTCATCATACCACTACCATATATGTAGCAATCCTTTAATACACATGTTTGATGGACGTATGAACTTTCTAATTTAGAAGAATTTACCTGACTAGATTGATAAAAATTAGATGAATGAATATCTGATCCGTTTACATCACAGCTAAAGAAATCACATTCTGTAAATTCGCCTCTAAGAAAACACCTAACAAATTCGTATCCTCTTAAATCCACACAATAAGGAAGATTACCTCCCTCAACTTGAATTGTCCCATTGTCAGAATCATAGTTAATGTGCCCAGCATTTAATTCACCATGTGTGAAAAGCGTCAAAACTCTTTCTCTAATATTAGGCCAATGTAAATCTATTATTTTTTCATTGTCTTTAAGATCAACGGTTAGTTTTACCTTGCCATTCCATCCCTTATCGATATTTCTCCAATCAGATCTACTTTTTATAATTTTTTCATTTTTAGAAAGAATTTTTCTAAGCTCTATTGCATTTAACGGTGTAAATGAAGTTGTTGAAGTGCTATCCCATAGTTGAGATATAAATAGCTCTAACATTTGCAATATCTTAGAAGTTTTCTTTTCCCAATCAGCACCACCCAAATATCTAAATTCTAAATAGTTTTTGTGTCTTTTTTCAAAGTTAACTCCATAATATTTAGAATCTGGAAATGTAAAATTACTAGGTGTAATATTTAAACCATCAAAGAAATAAGTGTCAGATTTTGGTAAAATAAATTTAATTGATTTGGCGTAAGCTGAATCCTTTCTTTCAGGAAAAAACTTGAATACTTGACTTTCTTTAAAATCTAAAATAAATTTAAGAACATTCATTTTAGAAATTCTGTGTTTATTTTCTATTTTATTAGTATCGAATGAAAGATTTAAATGAATAGAACTTCTATCATTAGTATATCCATTTTCTTCTATCCATTTACATACCTTGATAATCATCATTCTACCTGAATGATATGGCTGTGCACCAGTTACAAGTTCCATAAGCTTTTCACCTCCACTCATATCTGGTTCTATTTTGAACTCATCTCTAGTAACCTCAAAATCACTATGCGCCTTAGATTCTACTCTAATCTTTTTACCTAAAAGACTAGCCAGTTCTTTGGCGGTATCGTCTATGGACTTGTTCGAATAAAATTCAAATTCTACCCCGATAAGAGCATTCTCCAATATTTTAGAGTTATTGATGTTGTTCATTTACGTAATTATATAACTTAAGTTGATTTATATATCTCTCTTAGATACTCTTTCACGTGAAAAAGCCCGATACATTGACCGGGCTTTTAAAATTAATAATAATCTGTATTATAATTTAAGAAATACCTTTCTGGTATCTTCTTCAACTCTAATAATTTGAACTGTAATATCGGCGCCTTTAGATATTTCTTTAATGTCGATATTATCTGGAAATTCTGAAACATGTAATAAACCTACTACACCTTCTTCAACCTCAACAAATAGACCATAATCTTTAGTAGACTTTACCTTTCCGATAACTTCTGTCTTTTTATTATATCTTTGTGAAATACCTTCCCATGGGTCTATTTTCTTTTCAGCTGGAGAACCCTGTACAAGTGTTATTTTTCTTTCGTTAATAACTTCTTTTACATAAAAATTAATTTCAGAACCCGGTTCTAACGTTCTTTCTCTATGTAATTTTGCAGTTTCTTTATCTAAATCATTAACATGTATCATGCCCGTTAAACATCCTTCAAATTCTACAAAGACACCATATTTTGCGGAACCTGTGACATGGCCTGTTCTTTCTACTGAAATATCTTCTTGTATTTCTTTAATCTTATTAGGAATTAAGGCTCTTAAATAAGCTCTATGAGAAACTACAACAGTTCCTTTTTCTTCAGAATAACTTACTGGAACTACATACATATCTGTTCCAATAATAGATTCAAAGTCGTGTAATTTATTAACTCCAGCTAAGGAACCTGGCATAAAACAATCTACACCTTGGACTTGTACAATATATCCTCCACCTGGAATCATTTTAATAACTGTTCCGCTATACGCTGTATTTCCTTCATTTATAGATTCTACAATTTCTCTTACCACCTTTGTTTTTAGACCGGCGGCAACTGATCCTACCATATACCTTTTGACGTTCATAGATTTATCAGCTATTAACTGTACGTCTACTTCTACGCCTGTTTGTAATAATTCTCTTACCTCTGCGGTTTCTCTAGATAAGTCTACATATATTAGTTCCCTATAACCTACATCGATGGATGCCCAGTCTGAGTCTACTCCATAAACTTTTCCAGTGTAACTTGAACCCAGTTTTAAATTATATTGTGTATTAGAAGTTAATGAATAACCCTCCATTAAGTCTAGTAATTCTTGGGCATAAGGTTCCCTACTATAAACTTTAACACCGGGAGGTGCCTTAACATGTGGGTTTGGTTTTCTAAATTTAGTTGGACAATCTGCTTCGTAAGCTTCCCAGTTAAAATCTTCAAGTGGTTCTGGGGAATTTAAAAGGCTTTCATCTTTTGAAGTTTCTTCGATTTTTACTTCTACTTCTTGTGTTTTTGTAGAGATTCTTTGTCTCTTTTGTTTAATTGTTGTCTTTGTTGACATTTAATTTTGTTTTTAAAAGGTTAATGTATGTTTTACTTGTTATATATCAAATTACGGTGGCGTCAAATCCTATCATCGGAATGTATGGAACAGTTCCTGCAGGAATACCTCCAAGGTAAATAAATTTCATCTCGCTAAGGTGTGTAAAATAAGAATACGCAAGCGCCTTAGCCACCGCAGCCGCAGCTCCAGCCCTATCTAATCCATAATCTTTTCCAGAATTAAGTGCTCTTCGTATATTGTCTGCTAATTTTTTTTGATTTCCGTAACTAACTCCTATGTATTTTCCGCCCAAAGGGGGAACAGAAGAACATGGTGGAGTTGGTGCAGAAGTTGCAAAAGGCTGTAATTTTGCGTCCTTCCAGTATTTAAGAGTTGCCTTTGCAAGTTCTTTATATGGATCGTCTTTACTACCTCCCTCTGCCAACATCGCAGCTTCTAATCCTAATTCAACTATTAAGGTATTTCTAATTTGTTTTGCAACAGTACCAGTTTTGGACATATCTATATTCACTATAGAATCTGTGCCTTCGTCTGACTCTGTTAATGGACACCCAAACCATTTTTTTCTTAATTCAGTTTTAATAAAGGCTTGATCGAGCTTACTTTTTCTTTGACCGTACTCTTTAGTTCCGTTCCATGTAAATTCTGAAATAACATTTGTAGTTAATATGGGTGGCATTTGTGGATTTTCGTCGTAAGGTTCCTGTATTTTTAAGTTAGTTAATTTAAAAGGGTATCTAACTTTCATTTTTTCACCTGGTTCCATTTCTTCATAATTCTCAGGTAATTCGTTATCGAATGGCCATGGATATTTAATAGGCTGCGTAGCATCCGCCTTCACAGCTCTTTCATGCCATATTGTAGTTCTATTAATAGTTCCATTGGTACTTGTTGCCCATGTAGCATCTTCATCCAGGGGATGTGCCTTCATTATTTCTTCATGAACGTATTTTGCAATTAACCTATGAAATTCTCCATTCCTATTACCGGTGTTATTTGTAATTCCAACTTCCCTTTGAAAATCATTCCAACTCCAGTCAAGTTTTTTTAACTCATTGATAGCTGAAGTCCTATTTGCCTTCCTGTCATTAATAACTGCTGTCGTTGCACCTCCCACCGTTCCATTGGTATTTGAAGTATGTCTATTTTTTTCAAATTTATCTAGCCAAACTAAAAAATCGTATCTTTTATCTTTGTCAGTAATATCTTCAAATTGCATCAATAGTCTGGTTGCAAAAATTCTAGCTAACTCATCTGCACTTTCTTTTCCATCTAGGCGATGAAATTCAAAATACTTAAATCTATATAGATCTTCTGCTTCGTCGTCTTTATACTCCTCTAAATACTTATCAAGTTCTTCAGTAGGCTGATATTGTATACCTCCTCCAATTTCTCCTTCTAATTTATTATATGCGGGATCACTATCCTTTCCAGCGATACTTAATCTAGATCCAGCTCCGGCTGCACTTGCAAGCCATGCTGCAATTCCTAATTTTTCTTCTTCGGTATCAGGAGATACCATTACAGGTTCTCCTTTTTCAAAAAGGTCTGTAAACCATTGTTCATAGCTTGAAATAAATGCAGATTCTCCGGGTGAAGATTCATGAATGGCTGTTCCAGGAACACATGTTGCAAAGGTTTTAACAGCTGCTAAATATTCATTAGCTAATTTATTACCAAAATCTCCTGCTGTGTCTGGAGTTTGTTCTAGAAGAATTTTGGTTACGTTTGTTATAAATGTTGGCCAAAGTGCAGTCATTCTTATTTATTTTCTTGTTGATAATCAGGGTGTTTACTTTTCAAAGATGCAACGCCTGATGGGGTAGGCGGCAATGAGACTGCGGTTCCTGATGGACCAACACCGGTCGGATGTATATGGTTTTCGAAAAGGGTTAAATACTCATCTAACCATGCTTCTAGAGATTTACCTCTTACAGCTGGTTCAGATGTGTCTTCTCCTTCTTCACCCGTATTACTTAAATATACATTTCCTGAATCTAAAAATACTCTCGCTTCGGTTGAGATTTTTATATCACCTGCTTCGTCGATTTGAATTATAGGTCTTTCTTTTGCACCACTTCCTCTGGTAATTACCAAACCATCTTCTTCTGAATGATAGATTCTTACATTTCTTTCAGCATCATATACTAAACTAATTACATTTTCAGCATTGCCAGCGCCGTCTAATATATCTGCCTTAAGGTCTTTGTTCTGATCGATGTGAAACCAATATTCAGGATGATATAGGTTTCCATTATCAAATCTAGCGGAAACAATATCTCCTATTCTTGGAACATGATGTGAACCTACTGCGTCTCTATTCATGGGAGTTGCCCATGGAATAGCATCATCTGGTAAATTATCAAACTTTCCCAAAACTTTAACCTTACATCTACCTAGCTTAAGAGGATCGACATTATCGATTACTTCTCCTAACCAGTGAGTGTCTCTAAGGTTATCAGTATTTAATTCTTTTTCAGTTGACATGTATTAATCGTTTACGTTACCAAGAGATTCTTCAGCCGCTCTGGTCAAGGCTTCTCCAACTGTTGCTGAGGTATCTACGTTAAATACGTTTTCAGCAATAGTAGCACCAATGTTATCCACTCCGTCAGAAACTCCTCTCAGAGCATCTTGATATATGTTTTCAAAATTAGGAACTCTTCCTCTAACAGCATCTCTAGCTCCTTGAACTAATTCGTCTTTCTTTTCTCTTGCTAATCTATTTAAATCATCTAGACCCCTTTGGCCTAATTCTTTTAATTTTCCTTTTATTTTATCTTCTAAAAATCCTCCAATTCCATCGGCTGCATAATTTTCAGAATCTGCCGCAGGGGATAGTGCATCTGGAATAGTATCTGCTACGATTCCATTTAAAACTCTAGCGTCCATCTTATCTATGACCTCGTAGTTTATCTCTATACTTTGTCTTGCCTGTTCACCTGGATTTTTAGTAAGATCTCCGAATACTTCTGAACCTGTATTTAAAGAAAATTCACATTCTCCAAATCTAAACATAAAGAATGGTCTGTTTGCACTTCCTGAAATTCCTTCATTGCTATTACCGACTCCTACTTTAGGTTTTAAATTTCCAGGAAAGCCTTTAATAGTATCTATGTCTATTTTTTTAGGAACACCCGTAAGTTCTATTTTAGACATATTCTGTATTTTTCTTATTTCAGTTACATAAACCACCATAGAAAATTTTCTTAAGTTTTCAGGTAAAATCCAATTCCATTTTACTTCATCAAAGACAGCCTTTCTATAAAGGTGCATTAAACCGGAAACTCTAAGGTTAATAGATTCCAAACAACTTAATGTTAATTTCGCATCGTCTCCTCCGTAATATGGATTATTTGGATCAAACGCAGTAACCGCTCTATCTATTCCCTGTAATCCTTGGAAAAACCAAGGTGTATTTCTATTAATATCTAATAATGCTTTTTTAAACTTTATAAGATTCTGTAATCTATCTTCATAAAACCTAGATGTCGGTGAATTACCTGACGTAGGGTCTAATGTAGCTGTTTCTTCAGCTCTAAGAGCCGAAAGTCCATGAGAACCTTCCTTTTTAGTAGCGTTATCTATATTTCTTTCGTTTCTTGCAGTCGCTCCTAACTGCTGTGTGTAAAATTCTTCTGCAGCGCCCGATAAAAGAGGAGAATTAGTATGATCGCTCGTGTTAAACAATATTACAAACGACAAATAAGTCGGGTCCTGATAAGGAGACTGTGCTAATTTACCTTTTTGAAAATCTAATCTATCTTTAAAGTCTGACATGGGTTATATATTCTATTTTGGTCGCATGTTTTGGATGTCATCATCTTCTTGAGACGAGTCGAGCTCTAGTTTAGCTTCTTCTACTAACATTTCTTCAGCAGCACCTATGGCCGGAACACCTCTATATACTTCAACACCTTCCTTGTAGACTACTATGCCTTTCTTAGGACCTTGTCTTGTTATTTCATATGTATATAGAGAATCATTATATTCGAAAGTCATACTAGAAGAAGCTGTAAATTCTTTATCTTCCGCTTTAAATGTAATATTTATTTCGTAATCTCCATCTTCATATATTATCTCTGGGCTTTTAAATTCCCATGTTCCACTTGTCGCAGCTTCTCCGTTTTTAGGAGTTATTTGAGGATAACCCCATATTCCATCGTCATCCGTGGATTCAAATTCAATTTCAACATCTTCAAATCCTTCAAAATCTCTATTAGATTCCCAGGTTCCTGTTATAGAAAGATAATTACTTTCGCTTTGAGAGAATGAAGTGCCTTCTCCGTCTATTGTAAGGGTTATTTCTAATTCTTCTAATTCTTCTTCTGGTTCTTCTACAACCGGCTCTTCAACAACAGGTTCAGGAGTTGGTTCAGGTTCCGGAGCTGGTGGTGTAGGTGGTGGAGTTTCTTCAGCTAGAGTTTCTTCGTTAATTTCTGACATTCTACTAGGCCATTCCCTTCTTAACAATGTTAATTTTTGAGTAATTCCCGTAGAAGGCTTATACATATAAATGATACCGCCTATAATATAATAACCTGATAAAAATTCATCTCTAACTTGATCTACATTTAAGTCATTTGCACTTTCAGCTTCTAATTCTTGATCTGTATCAAATCCTTTTTCATCTTTGTCCTTATTAGTCTGTTGCTGTGCAGTTATTTGTGCAAAACCACCTTTCATTATTTGAACAGGTATTTTTTGCCATAAATGTATACCCGGGTTAAACGTTTTTAAAGTTAATTCAAGTTTCATTTTATTCATTTCATCAATATTTTGCTTATTGCTTATTGCGGAATATGAATAATTTAAATGTACGTTTGGAGCTTCATCAGATTGAATAGGGAGCCTTCCAACGTATTTTGATTTTACTTCTTGTTGATATCTATCTTCTCCTCTTCTACCCTTCAGTGGCTCTTCAATGTCTTTCATGTTTTCACTAGCAAGCGGCTCTAATTCATGAGCTACTATTCCTTCAGAATCATTTTCATAGTATATCATTTTTCTTTTATAACCATTTCTTTTAGATAATGCGCCTGAATTATTTATAAGATTATAGCTTTCTATAAATGTATTAGTTGCATTCATTGACGAAGCATTGGTTAATATATTAGACATTTGTATCTTGTTAGAAGATTGTTCTTCGCCATCTTCATCAAAATCTATTTCAAAATTAACAAATGTTTCATCAACGCCTTCTTCTGAATTTAAAAGAGCGTTGACATCAACGTAACATATATTATAATAAGGATCTATAGAATAAGTTTGAAAACTATCTTCACCTATATATGAATGTTCTACTAAATTATTTAGAAACTCAAAATTAGGCTGACAGGCATTAAGCGCTTTCATGTTATCGTCAGCAGAATCTATATTAGTGGCTAACCCTAATTTTAGGTTCGTCGCAAATTCTTCAATTTGTTCTCTAGAAGTTCCTTCATATGAAGCACATCCTTCAGAATGCATAGTGGGTATTTTCATAGTCCCACTAAAAGTATATTTAGCTCCTTTTGTTGCTTTTTCCAGATCTCTAGTAGGAGGTCCTGAAACCTCATCAATATCGAAATCTATTCTAATATCTCTAAATGTATCTTGTTGCCTTGCAGCGATTCTTACGGAAATTACATCACCATCCCTTGGTATGTTATCTACATCTAAAGTTCCTCGAGTGTCTATGATCGTTGCATCAATTGTTGGAATTTTTACATTGCAGTTTATTTCCATTCTTTTAATATCCTGATCTAAAAATGAAACACCATTGATTACAATCATAGGAACTGGCCCTCCAATTTCATGGCTTATTTTTGGTGCACCTTCTTCTTCTTTAAACGAATCAAATTTTATAACATCTAATTCCAAAGCGTGCTCTAATACATTTAAAACATGATTATTTAATGGCATACTTTTAAGTTCTTATTTCCCCGTTAGTAACTTCGATATTGGTTTGCCCCGATTGTAATATGTTAGGTGGCAATATTTCTTTATTATATTTCTTGCTTAAATACTTAATTCTATTAGCATCCTTCACCGGTAATCTTTTCGTGTTTATAAACTGATCTCTAATAGGATTTTTATAGTTTTTATTTAAGGTAAGCTTCCATTTTTTCTTAGCAACATCTATCTTAGGTATAAGAAGAACATCTCCTTCTGTGATTGAAAAAGGATTAGATATTCCATTAAACTTTAAAATAGCATCCACATGGTCATGTGTTCCGTATTCGGAAAGAGACACTAGATCTATTCTACATGTTTCATCATTTTCAACAACATGAACAGATTGAACGGAACTTTCTGCCATTTCTAGAAAAATAAAAGAAGGCGTTGACATTGTTAGTTTTCCTTCAGATATTTCTTTTTTATCTATACTATATAATTTCATTCTTACCCGTTAGCTATTTTTCTAAATTCAGAGTTAAGAGCCTTTCTCTTATCTTTTCCACCGTATGCGGTTTCCACATAAACTTGATTAACATCAACTCCATCTTCAGGTTGTAAATAAAATCTACCTCTACCCATATTAAACATAGATTCAATATCTAATTTATCTCTACCTCTACCAGGCTTTAATGTGATTTCAACAACCATTCTTTCAGGAAAATCTTGAACACCTAATCCTCCTTCAAAGGTTACATTAGTTTCTCTACATGTAAGATTACCTACCATCATAATAGGATTTAATGGATTTCCAACCGTAAGGTGCCATGCACCAGTAGGATCTCCTGTTAGTAGAGAAGCTGCTGCTTGTCCACCTGATGGAGAATTAAATAGTTTCATTAGTGTTCCACCTAATATATTATTTAAGAATTTACTATCCTTTCCAGATGCTAAATTACTAACATCCTTTTTAACACCCTGGAACATATCTCCTAATCCTGAAGCGACACTTTTAATAAATCCGCTATAATTACCAGATTTAATTAAACTTAAATCTCCTAAAGGTTTTCCTGCTCCTCCGCTTCCAACATATCTTACGGCTCCTCCCCAGAATGGAGCTTGACTAGATGTTAAAACCATGATGTTGGCCAGTTGATCTAGCATCATAACCTTAGGGTTTGCTCCGCCGAAAGATCTTAATTCATATTCAAATTTAAGTTTGAATTCTTGACTAAACGTTAGTCCTTGCTCTCTAAAGGCAACATCTTTTATAACATTAACAGGTCCAAACACATGATTTGGATATGTATTTTCCATATAATCGTATCCGCTTCCTCCGTTTTTTCTTCTTTGTGCTGTGATTCCATCGACACCGGCTGCAGCGTTAGCGGCTGCAGTACCTATTACACTTGAATCCAAGAACTGACCGAAGGCACCTCTTCTACTGGAATTATTAGATTGTTTAGTTTGCACACTTGCTGATTCATCTTTCCAATTATATCCATGAGACCACCCTAAAATATCAGACATACTATTACCGGTAACTTCACTCATCCACGTAACTGCCCTTGCAATATCTGGCTGATCAACTTCTCTGGGCTTTCCAGCCTTATCAATATTCATCGGTGTGATAATATCATCCTGTACGGGATATGGGAATCTTCTAAGTGTTAATAGATAATTATTAGGTATTTTACCATTATATCTACATAGCGCAAAATCTGCATAATTATACATATATCCATAGCCGCTTGTGGAAGAAGCATTGTTTTTAGTAATTTCAACTATTTTAGAAACAGTAGGATTATCTAAAGTTCTTTCATCTATTTTATTATATTCTTCCTTATCGGCTCCTTTTGCCTTTGCAGATCCGCCCGGTGTAAAGAAACTACCCCTATAATTTACAAGCGAATATTTGTTAAATACGGAATATGCGTGCTTTCCGTCTGTGATTTCTTCTTTAGTGTCTTTTCCATCAGGGCCTCTCTTATAATATATTACCGATTGAGCCTCTTGTGTATAGTATTGTGCTTTACCACCGGGTCTAACATTACTGAGAGGTTCTCCAACTAACATTGCCCTACTTCTTGCGTTTGGATTATCGAACGTTCCAAGAATAGTGTCTTGTGGATCAACGTTCTTAGGTACTCCTGATCCGTCCGGACTGGATAAATCGAAAAAATTATCAACCTTGTCTCCGAAACCGGAAACAGATGATTTTAAACTGGAAGCTGTTGCGGTAGATACTAACCCAAATAATGGCATATTTTAATATTATGTTTTTACTATGTTTTATATATTCACAATTCTATGTCATCCAGGTCGTCTGACTGCGGTCTATATAAAAGCTTATCATAATATTTATCCATCTTTGGTTCTCTTTCTCCTAAAAATTTCTTAAGATGGGCAGAATATACTCCCTTTGATTGATAATAGTAGGAACCTCCTGAATATACACTTCTACTAGAAAGTTCATAAATATCTTTAAAATTTCTTTCGATTAAAAAATCTTGTATATTATTAAACAATTGTATTACCTCTGACTTAGTTTTAACACACATTACAGAATCTACGGATATCATATATGATTCCCATTTTGAGTCAATATGATCTTGGAAATCTTTCATAGATTTATAGTTCTTTCTAGAAAGGCCAAATGTAGTTTTTTTATTACCAAAATCTTTTGAAAATTTCATTCCAAATAGATATCTTTTTAAAAAATCTATGTTATCGTAAAATTTGGTAATTCTAATTTGATACCTTGGCATATCCTCATCAAATTTAACATCATGTATAACCCCCAATACAGGAAATACAATGTGAGAATGTCTAGAGTTTGAAACAAGGGCGTGAATCCTTTCGCCCTTTGAAAAAAGTTTGTGTCTTATCATAGGTCAATTATCTTAACGCTTTCAAATCTTTTAAGAACGTTTTTAGGATAATCATCTCTATTAATTACGGTTAAATTTAATGAAGCAATGGGTTCGATAGTGTCTTCTAAAAATAATTTAAAATTATCTATAGTTTCAGTGTCTAGGTTTTTAAACAAATAAACGATTTTATTTAAATCTTCATTTTTATTTAAAACATTTATAAATGAATTTCTTATTGCTAGGCCAATTACTGATGCATGTGGTTCTGTGTCATACGGATCCGATTTTACTAATTTATTTCTAATACTAAAATGATCGATGACAGTTTCACCAGGATTATTTCTGCAAAATTTATTAAATTCTTTTCGGCTATTACACCATATACATTCTATAGTAATTGTCTTTTCTTCCATTATGCCATTTTCTCCAATTCAGCTAATTCTTTTTTTAGCTCTTGGATTTTATGTTTTATTTCAAGGGTAGAAGGCTTATAATTATTACCCCAATTACTTTTCACCTGTATCTGATTAGATTGTTTTGAATTACCAAAATCTAATCCGATGTCTATGCATATGTCATTTATAAAATTTATCCTATCTTCGATACCTTTTTCAAAATCATACACGACAATAGATTCGTAATTTTCTCCGGCAGCATTAATGTTATCATCTGTTATAGTTTTAATAACACCATTATCTGCTATTTTAAGATTTACTTCCTGCATTTGCTAATCTTTTCTTTTTTGAGTTATTAGCTTCTTTTAACAAGGACTTTGACCTTTTTCTGTCTTCTCTCCAGGTTTCTTTATTTTTTATGTTTGTTAGAGTAAACGCCTCTTCCAGCATTTCAATTTCTTTTTCTGAGTAATTGAGTCCTTTCCACGTTTCTTTTAAAGAGTTTAGTTTAGAACCTAACTGTTCTTCTATTTGATCATTAACCATCCTCATGTGCTTTTCGTGGAAGTCTCTACCTTCTTCCTGCTTTAGACCGTACCATGCAATTCCTTTTTCTGAAAATCTACCCCAGCCATTTTTAGCTTTTAATAGACCCATTTTTCTATAAGTATCTCTTCTGTATTTTCTTGCTAAACTCATTTGTTATAATTTATAATAGTTAGTAACGTATTTTTGAATTTCTTCTGTTAAAAATTCTTGTAGGTTATTTATCTCTATTTGAGAAGATGCTACTTTGCTGATCTCTTCGATTATTTCCGATTCTTCTTGTTCAGAATTATCAACTAGCATTTTAAAAATTTCTTTTTTAGGAAGATTAATCCCTATGTCCATTGTGAAAGACTCCACGTTTTTAGAAGATAGGTTTTTAATTAACTGTGTTAATGGTGAGTCCTCTACTTCTACAACCTTTTTAACTTCTTTAGGTTGCATAACTACTTCTTTTTTAGAATTATTATCGGGAACAATATTTTCGACTATTAAGTCTGCTCCTGGAAATGGAATCTCTTCTCCCTTTATTTCTTCTAAAAATTCAGAAGCTACTTTATGAAATATTTTGCTTCCATCTGTAAAATATAAAAACTTATCGTCAGATTCCTTTACCTCTACGATAGTTCCAAATTTATCTCCTTTTTTCCACTGATATTTAAGGATTTCTTTAGTCTCTTCTTTTTGCATGATTAAACCTATTTAAATATTATACCCTTAAACTTCAAAAAGTTTAAGTTGAGGAATTTGATAAAATACAGGTGCGTTACCTTTCTGATAGTATAACATAAATTCGTCAATGAATTCATGGGATAAACTAGGTCCTACCATCACATCTGTCTTTTTTAGAAACCTTTCGTAGAATTTATGGCTTCCGTTTTCTTTTAAAAATAATTGTAATTCTTTCTTTTCTGGTAAAAATCTTTTGTTAATGCTCATTCCATACTATTACTTGTTCGACAATAATTCCTGCCTTTTCTAATAAAGCAATGCCTGACATATCTCTATAGCTTTCACAATAGAATACTTTCTTTACACCTGCTTGTATAATTAATTTAGCACATTCAAAACACGGAGAGGTTGTCGTGTATAGGATAGCTCCCTTTGACGTGAGTGTAGATTTTGAAATCTTCATTAGCGCATTAGATTCAGCGTGTAAAACCTCTTGCTTAGTAACCTGCTTAGAACAACAAGTGTCTTCGCACTCATATCCTTTCTCTATCAATATTTCTTTATGATCAGGATTATCTATGTTTCTAGTTTGGGTTTCTTCACATGTATTGTCAAATCCATGTGGAGTTCCATTATATCCGAATGAAACTATTTGCTCGTCTTTAACGATAATGCATCCTACCTTTCTTCTCTCTGCATAACTAAGTTTTGAAACTTGGTATGCTATTTGCATGTAAATTACGTCTACTGATATTCTTGGCATGATTCTTTATAAATAAAAAAGGTCTATGTATTATACACAGACCTTTTCAAAAGTTTATATTATTGTTTAAGTATTAAGCTTCTGGCGTTTCTTCACCTACTGCTGAATCAGATTCTTTCATCTCATTCACTTTCTTAGAATATGCTTCGATCATTTCATTACATGCAGCTTCATAAGCTTCAACAGAATAATCTTCTTTCATTTCTTTAAGGCATTTAGCAGCTAATCCACCAACTAATGCAGCATTTTCTTTCATGTAAGTTTCTACTGTATGCTCATCATGTGCATCAGATTCCCATGCTTTAGCTTCGTTTTTACATGCTTCATACACCTCAGATAACATATCAGAAACTGCTTTAGTTTCTTCAGCTTCTTCTTCTGCAACTTCTTCAGATTCTTCAGATTCTTCAGATTCAGAAATTTCTTCATTACCTGCGCCGTCAACTGTATCTTCTAATTCAGTTTCTAATTCTTTTGACTTATCTTCAGGAGCTTCAACATCGTTATCAACTTCTTTAGTTTCATCTTTTAAATCTTCAGCAGGTAAACCAGCTTCTTCTCCAGATTCAGTAATTGTCTTTACTGATTCTGAGAATTCTTCAAGATGTTCCATGTCTATTTCTCCCTCTCCTTTTAGCGCTTTTTGTACTTCTTTAGACTTTAATAACTTTTCTATTTCTTTAATGTCGTATGGTCCGTCACCAAGCTTTTCTTGAGCAAAGTCAGCTAGAATATAATATTGATTAGAAGAATATCCTTCACCATCTCTAAAATCTGCAACTTCTTCGATGTCTGCTTTAGCAATTTTCTTACCTTCAGCAACTTTTTCAGATTCACATACACAAGGTTCTTCGTTACATGCTCCACATGATTCTTCAACCGTTTCAGTTTCAACCGATTCAAATGATAAAGAATCAATAGCAATGTTCATTGAAACCATTTCCATTGGTTTAGTACCATCTTGATAGTCTACGGTAGCCATACTACCTGATTTGTTAAAAGATAAAATCTTAAATCTTCCAGGGAATCTGATATTTTCACCATAAACTGTTTCGCCTTTTTCGACGGCCTTTATAGCTTTCTTAATTTTAGCGTGAATACCTTCATTTACTTCTTCAGTTTCAACGGATTCAAATTGTAAAGAATCAATTCTGATATTCATTGAAGCCATTTCCATTGGTTTAGTACCATCTTCATAGTCCACTGTTGCGAACATATCTCCAAGTTCTATGATTTTAAATCTTCCAGGAAATCTAACGTTTTCTCCGTAAACAGTTTCGCCGTTCTTAATTGCTTTTTGAGCTTTCTTTAATTTAGGGTGTACACCTTCATTTACTTCTTCAGTAGATTCTTCTACAGCATCACCATTACCCTGAACTTCTTCCGCTTCCTCTTCTGAATGTTCAACTGGCTCAGCAGCAGCAACTACATCTTGTTGCACTTCTTCAGCTCTATCCATTTCAGATAAAAACTGTTCAAATGATTTTAATTTTGCCATAATTATTTGTTTTTAATTTTTTTACTTAATATATATCCCTTTTTTATAAGGTTTTGATGTTATTTCTTTTTATCCAATCTTCTAACTTTTTAGTGGCTGCGTCAAACATTCTACTTCTACTATAATCCTTTCCATGATTTTTAAACCATTCTTTAGTAATATAGTATGCTGGTTCTACTGGTTCGTCGTTAGCAACCATGTCTTCAACCATTTTACTTAATCCTAGTGCAATCACTGCACCTTCCCATTCGAACGCAGTATATCCTCTAATATCATTCCATTTGTCATTAAGAAATTGACTACCTGTTTTACCAAACTCTTTATCTCTTAGTTTACGATCTGCGTATATTTTAAACAATTCGTCTCCTAAAGAATTAGTCCATATTGACATGTTCTGGTGTTCACTGTCATACACCTTATCCATCATACCCGCTTTAATAATTTCTTTACGAGTCTTTTCTATCCATTTGGGGTATTTAATTTTACCGTTACTTTTAATCCACTTATCGTAGTCGTATTTGCTAACTCCTTCGTTTAAGGATGTAAACTCTTCAAATAGTTTTAGGTGCTTCATCTTATTAATAGTCTCTATGACCTCCGTTAATTCTTTCAATTTTATCGTATTCTCTTCTTGAATAATTAGAAGAATCGCCTGAAATTGAAATGTCTCTATTTCCGTATAAACCCATTTTATCTAATCTATCGATGATGTCTTCGGCAATAGGATCAGGGGCATCCATTCCTATAAGAATGTCTATTTCATTCCATTTAGAAACAAACATTACAGTTATTGGATATTTTGATTTTTTCAGCGCTTTAACTACCTTATCAAAATCTTTTTCGGTAATCTTAGCTTCACCTATAAACTGTTCAAATAATTTTACTTTTTTCATAATTAGCCGTTCATTATTCTTATTAATTTGTCTGCAAAAGATTTATTGAAACCATAGTTAGAAGAAAGGCCTATCGTAGAATAATTAGTACCTGATTCGTGATTAACAAAAACTCCGCCGTCTGATGAATTAAATTCATCTAATATAAATAATAGTTCGTAAATTTCTTGAAATAATTTATCTTTAGCCGCAGAGCTAATTCCACCTCCACATGTAACTGCGATTAAATAGCTTCTTCTGCCACCTGGTGTAAAATTAGATCTACCTTCAATTTTACCACCGACGGTTGATCTCATTGTACCTGACCATCCGCCTGCTGCAGGAACTGAAGATT